ACGCTCCAGTAAAAGTTGGCCAAAACGGCCAACTTATGCTTTCGCCCACAGGTTGGTCCTAAGTGCCTGATTCGATGGTGGGCCCAGAAGGATTCGAACCTTCAACCAAAGGATTATGAGGCAGCTACCGAATCGAGCCGGATCAATGACATAGCCCTCTCCATTGTTCCGGTGACGGCTCGTGAAACCATTGACCCGTAAGGCGCGGTGGCGCGGTTGTTCCGGTTGCTGGCCACCTTAGAGAACGCCCTGGTCGCTTCCCGGACGATTGCGAAACCGCCTCACCCCTTCCCTACTCGGCACCTCTGGAAACAGCCGCGCAGCACACCAGCGTTCTGCATATCGCCTGGCCTGGTCGACGCTGGCCGCCCGCGCGTGGATGACCTGCCACATCTTCAATGCGCACAGCGTCATCCGCGCGGATCCGTCTGGCTGCAGCACGACCACGGCGACCGATCGGTTGCCCCAGCGTAGATCCCAGCGGCCGGCGCTGTACTCCCATCCATCATGCATCGCTGCGTCCTCGATCGCTCAGCGAGGAATAGCTTAGCGGCCGGAGCGCCATGGCCAGCGCCGGCGATGCAGCACCGGCGACGGTTGCGCTGAGCGAGCGTGATAGCCGGGCGGCAGAGAGCGTGGGCGCCTCTCCGCCCCTTTAATGGCAAATTTTTGGATGACCATCGGAAACAGGTAACTTAGGTAACCACCCCTAACAAATACCGAAATTGTTCAATGTAATCAATGCTTTATATAGATATATCAAAGGTAATTTTAGGGTAACGTCCGGGTAATCTGATTACCTTTCACAGAGGTAATCAGGCGCCTGATAAAAGTCCTTATAAATCAATGACATTACTCGCCACCCCAGTTGGAATTACCTCAAATCACCCATGGAGGTAACCTCTGGAAAACCTTGTGGCACAGGGCATTGAGGCTCTTTTTCGGACCCTGATTACCGCGTTACCTGGTTCCGATGGGACTCCAAATAATTCGGGATGGCCGCGCCGTCGCTGGGGCCTCGTGAACACGCACAAAAAGCACGTCGTTGCCGCAGGGTTCCGCAGGGATCGGAGCGCCCCTCCGATGGCCGTCCGCAGCAGCTGCGGCGGCCTCCCGGGAGGTGCGCAGGGGTGCGGAAAAAAAGGGGGGAAAAGACCGCAGGCGTGGCGGGGCGACGACTGCGCGCGCCGAGGGTTGAGGCCTCGCTCGTCGCCCTGGCGCCTACACTCACCCTGCATCTGGCCCGTCGCGCGCTCCTGCGCCTCGGCAGTGCCCCCGCAGCCCCGCCGGGCGACCGTGGTAGCCAGCGGCTCGCATCGTCCGCATGCGCGCGCCCAGGCCGGCATGCACGTGCCGCTTGCACTTCTGCAACTTGACTGAGACCGTATCTTTGCGACCGTGCCCCCGACCGAAAGGAGGGCTTTCGCGCGTGCGTCGTCGCCTGGCGACGAAACCAAGGGCTGCGGTATGGTCCATCTTCACCTTCAGTGAGGAGTGGTGCGTGGGAGATCTGTATGGGATACGCGACGAACTTGATCGAGCGAGGGCGTTGATCTCGGGAGGCAGTAACGTGCAGCTCGTCTATGCGGCACTCGAGATTCGCTTCTGCATGGAAGCTATTGCGTATCGGCAGCTGGATAGCTACGGGCCTGAGATCAAGTCACGGTTGATGAAGGAGTGGAGCCCTAGCCGTATCGTGAGAATGCTGACGCTATTCGATGAGGACAGCGATCAAAGTGCACAATTCTCGATAGCGGTGAATCTCCCTGACGACTTCGAGCCGCCGACGGATGGCATCAATCCAGAGTGGGCTGAGAAGGCACGAGATCTGGAGTTCGTGCCCGTAGGCAATGCAAATCGCATCCCGTGGAAAAAGTTCAGCGAGGCATACGCTGCGATTGGCTCGTTCGTCCACCTCCGCCGCGATGGCTCAAGGCCTGCTCCAACGCGGAAGAAGCTATCGACTATCCTCAGGATGCTGGATGAAGTGGCCGATTCGACCGTCATCGCTGCGATGAATAACTACGGCACGGCGACTTGTTCCTGCGGCACATTGCTCGTGCTAGGTGCAAAGCATCAGAGCGGCACCGAGTTGATCTATTGCACCAACAGCATGTGCAAGGCAGTTTTCCAGGCCGACCCAGAAAACCCAGGGACTATGAAAGAGATCGGGCAACTGCTCCTGACCTGCCCATGCGGTTCGAAGGTGTTGTTTAAAAAGGAGCGCATGCTTGCAATGGAGCGTTGTTCGAGCTGTAACTCATCGGTGCGCGCACTTATTAATTCAAAGCTTAGCGTTGTGCCTGACGCCTACTAGAATGCGGCAATTTGGACTTCGGCATGATTGGCCATGCCGAAGCGAGAAGGCCCCGTAAGGGGCCTTCGATTTCAATTGCTTTAAAGCGCCGCGATCCGTTCGCGTGCGACTTGGGCGTAATGCTCGGTGACCTCACAGCCGGTCCAACCGAACCCTTCCATCTGGGCGGCCACCAGCGTAGTGCCCGAGCCAACGAACGGGTCCAAGATCCGGCCACCCGCCTCGCAGATCCGCACGACCTGGCGCATCAGGTCAGTGGGCTTGCCGGTCATGTGCAGCTTGTCGTCGCGCCGCACCTTCGCCTTGATCACGCCAGGCAGCACCGGCGCGTTGCGGTCCAGCGGCATGGCGCCCTTACTGCCCCACACGATGTACTCGGCCTGGTTACGGAAGCGGCCGCGCTGGGGGCGGACGCCCTCGGTCTTGTCCCACACGGTCACCCCGCGCCAGGTGAACCCGGCGCACTGCAGCGCATCGGTGGTGAGCGGCAGCTGCCGCCAGTCGGTGAAGACACACACGGGCGCGCCTTCCTTGAGCAGGCGGGCACACTCGCTCAACCACATGACCATCCATCGCAGGTGCGAGCGCTGGTCGCGCTCATCGCCCAGGAAGTCGGCGTGCAGCTCGGAGCGGATGTACTTCTCCGAGGGTGGCCGCTGGCGGGCGGCGGCCGTCAGGCCACCGCTAGCGTAGGGCGGATCGGTGATCAGGGCATCGAACGAGCCGGCTTCAAGAGTCGGCAGCAGGGACAGGGCGTCGCCCTTCAACAGCAGGTTTTGCATGGCAGGAGCCTTCTTCAAGTCGCTCGGGGCGAACTGAGGGGAGGCTCTCGGCCTTCATGTGATTGAGCGTGCCGCAACGCGGGCACTTGATCTGTAGCTCGGCATAGCCGAGGGCACGGGCGAGCAGCTTGGCGCAATCGCCGCAGCGCAGGTTCTGCATGGCCGGGGACATTACGCGCCACCGCCCAGGGCTTTCGGGTCGAACGGATCGAACGCAATCACCTCCTGGCCGAGCCAGTCGTTCACCCGCAGCATGCGGGTCTGCAGGGCCGCCAGTTCTGTCTCGCCCCACACCGCGTACGCGTCGCGGATCGAGCCGAAGCCGCCAGCGTTCTGCGGCACCACCCCCAGCAGCTGCGGCGGAATCCGAAGCGATGCCAGGACGTCATCACGGGTGACGCTCTTGATGCCGGTGAATTCATCCTTGGCGGCCACTTCGCTCACCGGGATCAGCTGCAGGCCATCCTTCTTGCCGTTGGGCGAGTGCAGGAACAGGTTGCGGAAGTTGCCCACGCCACGGGTGCTTTTCAGCGACTCGCGCAGCGCGTCCACGTCGGCGTCATCGATCTGGTCGTCGGTCAGGTACAGGATGAAGCCTGCGTGCGAGCCGTTGTTGTAGTACTTGCGGCGGAACAGGGTGGCAGACTCGTTCAACAGGGCCGACTGCAGCGACGGCATCCATTCCGGCAAGCCGTAGATCTCCTGGTTGACGTCGGCCTCCCGCAGCTGGAACACGCAGCCCGGCTCAAATTCATGCTCATCCTTCCAGCCGCGGACCTGGTAGAAGGTGCCCGGCTCGACGCCGCGCCGCATGTACTTGGCCAGTGCCGGCACCAGCGCCACCGCATTGCCGATCACCGAATTCCGCCGTTCCAGATACCCCATGCCGAAATGCACCCAGTCCATGGCGAACTGCTCAAAGGCCTCGCGGGACAGGATCTTGTTCGGCTTGAAGGTACGGACCAGCATGTTGGTCTTGAAGCGCAGACCGGATCCCAGGTACACGTTGGCACGGGTAGCGCGGGACAGGCCATCTAGCGACACCGGCGGCTCGTAGTAGCGGCCGTTCTGCCAGCAGTGGACATAGTCGAGGATACCGCCCGATTCCAGCACCGGTACCGGATCCCCGAAGGTGAAGCTGACCGTGCGGGCGGTGGCCGCAGGTGCGGCGACGTCGTTCATGAGTTGATCTCCAATCGGCTGCGCCGCGCCGATGTGTGTGGGCGCTCAAGCGGTTCGTTTTGCAGGGCATGGAAGAGCGCCCAGGCCAAGTCGGCGTGGCCCGTCTCTTCGCTACGCCCTGCGGTGTAGGTGACCTGCCGCTGACTCTTGGTCAGGGTCTTCTTAATGGCCATGATCGAGCGCGTCAGGTCGAGCATGCCGGCGTCGTATTCCAACCGGCCATTGCTGATCACGTCGTAGGCCTTCAACACCAGCTTGGACTTCACCTCGGGCGAGTAGCTGAAAGTGACCAGGTTAGGGAAGAAGGTCTTCACGATCTGGGCCACACCGGTACCCATGCCGGTGGTGTCGATGCCAATGTAGGTAACCCAATAGCGCTGGGTGATCTTTCGGATGGCCTCGGCCTGAGCGGCGAAGTCATTACCCTTGAACTGGAAGCGTTCCAGTACGCGGAACTTGCCACCCTGCTCGCTGGGCGGCGCCACCACCACCAGGCCGGCGCTGTCGCCCGTCTCTGCCGGGTCGTAACCCACCCACACCGGGCGGTCGCCATAGGGGCGCTGGGCAAAGGGACGGTAGTCGCCCGCCCAATCGACATAGCTGTCGACGCCGCATGTCTGCAGCAGGCTCAGGGGGAACACACTGGCGCTGTCATCCACGAACCCGCACATCAGCAGGTTCTCGAAGGCGTCCGCGCTGTATTCCTCGCGCAGCTCGTCGATGTCGAACAGATCGCAGCCGCGCCGCTGAGCGTCGAGGATGGTGACGATCTGCCGCCACAGCTTGTCCTGGCCAAGGTGACCGCCCGCCAACGCATCGTGCGAGGTGTCGATCTTGATGCGCTTGTCGGCCGGTTTGCCCCGGTTGCGGCGCTCGCCCGTCCAGAAGCTGTACGCCTGGTGGGCCATGGTGGATGGCGTGCTGAAGTAGGTCTTGCGCCACTTCTTGTGCATGGCCATGCCGCTGGCCACCTTGTTCAGCTCATCGAACCCGTGCGTCCAGAAGAACTCATCGAAGTAGAAGTTGCCGTGATAGCCCTGCGCGGTTCGAGCATTGGTGCCCAGGAAGAACAGCTCGGCACCGTTTGCCAGAACAATGCTGTCGCCACCCTTGAGATCCTTGTCCAGCGTCTCGCGCACGAAGGACTGCATGTACCCACGGAACAGGAACGCCTGCGCCTTGGATGCGCTCAGGAAGATCTGGTTGCGGCCCGTCTTGATCGCATCGATCAGCGCCTCTCGGGCGAAGTAGTAGGTGGCGCCGATCTGGCGCGACTTCAGGATCGCGCGGGTGCGCAGGTTACTGGCCTTGTACCAGTCCAGCTGGTAGTCAAAGCACCCATCGACAAATGCGGTGGTCAGCTGCTCGACCTCAGCCTCACTGAATTCGTTCCGGCGCTCCTTCTTCTTTGGGCCAGCATTGCGGTTGGCCACGGCCGGATTCAGATCGGTTTCTGTACCGCCGCCCTGGTAGCGCTGGATCCGCGCCTGTCTTTCCAGCTGGCGGTGCAGGAGGTCGATCTCTTTGAAGTCGCCGCCGGTCTTGCCCTCTTTCAGGATCAGCTGCACCAAGCGCTGTTCAAGCGCACCACCGATGCGTTCAACGTTGTCGGCGCGGTCCCACTCGTCACGCGCCTTCCAGCTGTGTATGGTTTTCTCTTTCTCGCCAATCGCCTCTGCGATCTCGGTGACACGCCAGCCCATCCAGTACAGGAATTTGGCCTGTCTGCGGCTGTCGGTCTGGAGTTGGGCGGCGACGTCGTTCACCGCACTAGGGTCGCGTCCAGCGACCGATTCATACAGAAATCAATGACGTAGCGCTGAGTTTTACAACTCGGTTGCGTTGCTGCTGTTTGTCGCCCTGCCGAACATGGTCCTGTTGAAGCGCGATCCGCGCACACGGCCAAAATCAGCAGAGGACACCATGTCGGATCCCAAAAAGAAGTACCGCAGCAAGTTCTTCCGCGTCGCCGTGGAAGGCGACACCACCGATGGCCGTGTGATCGAGCGTGGCTGGATCCAGCAGATGGCCGGCAGCTATAACCCGTCGCTGTATGGCGCCCGCATCAACCTGGAACACATTCGCGGCATCCTGCCGGACAGCCCGTTCAAGGCGTACGGCGACGTGGTGGCGGTGAAGGCCGAAGAGGTCGACATCGATGGCAAGAAGAAGCTGGCGCTGTTCGCCCAGCTGGAACCGACCGATGCCCTGGTGAGCATGGTCAACAACGACAAGCAGAAGATCTACACCAGCATCGAAGTGTCGCCCAACTTCGCCAAGACCGGCGGCGCCTACCTGGTCGGCCTGGCCGTCACCGATAGCCCGGCCAGCCTGGGCACTGAAAAGCTGTCCTTCGCGGCCAAGCACCCCGAGGCCAAGCTGTTCGATGACCGAAAGCTCAACGCGGACAACGTGTTCACTGCGTCGTGCGAATCCAGCATCGAGCTGGAAGAAGTCAGCGCTGATGGCGCGGGCGGCGGCGACGCCACCGGCAAGCTGCTCTCCGGCATCGCCGGCCTGCTGGATCGCTTCACCGGCAAGGCCAACCCGCCTCCGGCACCGGTGACCCCGCCGGCCCCGGAGGGCGCAGCTGATGCGCAGGCGTTCGCTGGTCTGGCCGAGGTGCTGACCGGCATCGCCGACAGCATCAAGGACCAGGGCACGCAATTCGCCGCGCTGCGCAAGGACTTGGACGAAAGCCGTGCCGAGTTCAGCGCGCTGGAGCAGAAGCTGTCGAGCACCGCTTCGACCACGCAGGCGTTCCGCCCCGTCGTCAACGGCCCGTCCGACAAGTCCGCAGTCACCGACTGCTGACCAGCCGCAGCGCCCCCGCACACCGCCCACATCCCCGCTTTTCGGAGACCACCATGCGTAATGAAACCCGCCTGCTGTATGCGGCGTACCTGAGCCAGATCGCTTCCCTCAATGGCGTCGCCGACGCCGGCCAGGTGTTCAACGTCGACCCGACCATCCAGCAGAAGCTGGAAACCCGTATGCAGGAGTCCAGCGACTTCCTCGGTCGAATCAACATCATCGGCGTCAATGAACTCAAGGGTCAGAAGGTTGGCATCGGTGTTTCCAGCACCATCGCCGGCCGCACCGACACCACCGGCAACGGCGAGCGGTCCCCGCGCGACGTCTCCGGCCTGGACAGCCAGACCTACGAGTGCAAGCAGACCGATTTCGACACCGCGATCCGCTACGCGCTGCTGGACGCCTGGGCGAAGTTCCCCGACTTCCAGGCCAAGCTGCGCGACGCCATCGTCAAGCGACAGGCACTGGACCGCCTGATGATCGGCTTCCATGGCACCAGCGCGGCGGCAACCACCGACCGCACCGCCCACCCGAATCTCGAAGACGTCAACATCGGCTGGCTGCAGCAGTACCGTAACAACGCCGCTTCCCGCGTCATGGACGAAGTGGTCGCCGGATCGGGCAAGGTGGTGGTCGGCGCTGGCGGCGACTACAAGAACCTGGACGCTCTGGTCTACGACGCAGTGAGCAACCTGATCGATCCGTGGCACCGCAAGGATCCGGGCCTGGTCGCGGTGGTCGGCCGTGGCCTGCTGCACGACAAGTACTTCCCGATGGTCAATGCCGACCAGCCGTCCACCGAGAAGCTGGCCACCGACGTCATCCTCTCCCAGCGGCGCCTGGGCGGCCTGCAGGTCGCAGAGGTGCCGTACATCCCGGACGGCACCCTGCTGGTCACCTCGCTGTCCAACCTGTCGATCTACTGGCAGGAAGGCGGCCGCCGCCGCCACGTCGTGGAGGCCCCGAAGAAGAACCGGATCGAGAACTACGAGTCGTCCAACGACGCCTACGTGGTCGAAGACTACGGCTTCGGCTGCGTCGTCGAGAACATAGAAATCAAGGAAGACTGATCCGATGGCCGCCAGTCCCGCCAAGCAGCATCTCAGCCGCGTTCGCGCGGCTGAGGAATCAGCCCGGCGCCAGGGTTCGGCGCCGGTGGACAACGCGTCCGAGTACGAGCTGCACATGATGAAGCTGCAGGACCATCGCCTGCGCCTCAAGCAGATCCAGTCGGGCGAGGCCAAGGGCAAGTTCAAGGCCGAGATCCTGCACGAGTACGCGCCCTACCTGCAGGGCGTGCTGCAGGCCGATGCCGGCGGAGACGATGAGGTGGTTGCCACCCTGATGCTCTGGCACATCGATGCCGGCGACTTCGCAGGCGCACTGCCGCTGGCCGGCTACGCCCTGCGCCACAACGTTGCCATGCCGGACCGCTTTGCCCGCAAAACCGGCTGCCTTATCGCCGAGGAAGTGGCCGAAGCTGCCCTGCGCGCCCAGGTGGCTGGCGCCGACTTCGATCCGATGGTGCTGGAGGCCACCACCGAGCTGACCGCGCTGCAGGACATGCCGGACCAGGTCCGCGCCAAGCTCTACCTGGCCGCCGGCCGCAGCGTTATCCGCGCTGATGACGTCGATGACAACCCGCCGCCCTTCGACCACCTGATCAAGTGCGTGGCCAACCTCAACCGCGCTCTGGAGCTGGACACGGCGTGCGGTGGGAAGAAAGACCTGGAGCGCGCAACCCGCCTCCTGAAGAAACACGCTCCACCCGAAGGCATCGCTGACGCCCCGCAGAACATCGCAGCAGACGGCAACGGCGACACCGGTACCGGCCCCGCGCCGGAGGCCGGTACCGACAGCAGCGCTGGCAACACGCCGGCCGATGACGGTGCCACCGGGCAGAGCTAACCAAGCGTCCCCGCAACCCCCGCCGGCTCGGGGCTGATCCACAACGATCTCTCTCCCGTTGTGGTGACGCCCCGACCACCGGCGACTAATTCGAGGCCTTATGTCTGCATTCATCGCCCCTGGCAAGAACGCTCCCAGCGACGACATCACGTCGGGCACCTGGTGGCCGTCTGTCTCGCCGACTCAGGTGCGAGAGGACATGAGGATCACCGGTGCGATCACCGAGCCGCGCCTGCGCAGCAGTCTGATCAATGCGGTAGCCACGGTGAACACCGCGCTCGCCGCGTGGGCCCAGCGCCATGTGGCCGCCGGCCATGAATCTCTGGCCGACATGCCTGCCGACGTGATCGCCGGCGTGTCGCGTTTGGTGCTGCTGTACCGCCGTGCCGTGGCCACCTATGCCGCCGCCGAGCTGACAGAGCGCTACCGGTCCTATGACGCCACCGACAGCGCCAACCAGCGCGCCGACGACCTGACCCCGTCCATCGCCGAGATTCGCCGCGATCACCGCTGGGCCATGCGCGACTTGCAGGGCCTGCCTCGCACCACGGTGGACCTCATCTGATGCTGGTCATCGCAGCCCAAGGCGACACCCTGGACGCCATCTGCTACCGCTACCTGGGCACCACTGCCGCGTGCGTGGAGCAGGCGCTGGCACTCAATCCCGGTCTGGCCGCTCTCGGCCCGATCCTGCCCCAAGGCACCTCCGTGGTGCTGCCCGATACCACCACCCCAGCCGCCGCCACGCGCCCGCTGGTCCAGCTCTGGGATTGACGATGACCGAACCAACTTCCACCGGCACCCTCTTCGCGCTGGCCACCAGCGTCGGGCTGGCGTCGCTGCTGCCCGGCGTAAACCCCGACGCCCTGATCGGCGCGTTCGCCGGCGCCACCTTGTTCGTGGTGTCGGCCAAGGATCTGCTGCTCTGGAAGCGGCTGTTCTATCTGGCAGTGAGCGTCGTGCCCGGCTACATGGGCGCCACCGACGTCATGCGCCGCTTCGGCTTGGAGTCGGCCGGGCTGGCGGCATTCCTGCTGGCGGCCTGCGTGGTGACGATCACCCTGCGGCTGATCGAGGGCAGCGGCAGCATCGACTTCAAGTCCTTCCGCCGCGGAGACCGAAATGGCTGAGATCACGACCTTCCTTGCCCTGCTGACCAGCCTGGCCATCTGCGTCCGCCTGATCACCTACCGCGCCCACTCGGGTGCCACACATCGCCCTGGCGCTTCCTTGGTCGCGTGGGTGCTGATCGCCTCCACCGGTGGTCAGGCGCTGCAGATCCTGCTGTACGGCCCACGCGCACACGTCAGCCCTTGGCAACTCGGCCTGCTGCTGGTGGTGCTGCTGCTGACCCTCCAATCCAAGGGCAACGTCGCCCGCATCCTGAGGACCGACCCATGACCCTGACCGATGACATCCTCGCCCGCGCCATGCAGATGCCGGTGGCGCGCGTGCAGCGCTGGACCCAGCCGCTCAACGCCGCTATGGCCGAATTCGGGATCACCACGCGCCGGCAGGTTGCCTACTTCATTGCCCAGCTGGGCCATGAAAGCGTCAGCCTGACCCGCGTGGAAGAAAACCTCAGCTACAGCACCGCCGAGCGCGTGGTGGCAGTGTTCCGCCGCTTCGACCTCAACGGCAACCGGAAGATCGAACCGGAGGAGTTGGCCTTCGCAAAGGGCTTCCTGAACAACCCGCAGAAGCTGGCCAACTACGTCTATGCCGGGCGCGGCGGCAACGGTGACCAGGCCAGCGGCGACGGCTGGCGCTACCGTGGGCGTGGCCCGATCCAGAACACTCTCAAGAACGGCTACGCCCGCATGGGCGTGCTGCTCGGCCTGCCGCTGTTGCAGCACCCGGACCTGCTGCTGGATCCGGTCAACGGCGCGCGTGCTGCGGCCGCGTACTGGAAGGACAACGGCCTGAACCGCTGGGCAGATGCCGGCGACGTGCTGGCACTGAGCCGCGCCATCAACCTGGGCGACGCGCGATCCAAGAGCACGCCTGCTGGGTTGGAAGACCGCACCACCCGCACCAACCGCGCCGTCACGCTGCTGGAGGCCGCGTGATGGCGCCGAGCATCGATCCGTTCCGCCCCTACCTGGCCACTGCCCGATGGGTTGTGGTGGCCATTTTGGTAATCGGCTGGGCATGGTTCTGGCATGGCCAAGGCGCTGGCAAGTGGGAAGGCAAGTTCAACACCGAGCAGGCGGCCCACCAGGCCGCGCTGAAAGCCCACGCCGCTTTGCTAGATGGGTTGGCCAAGGCCACAGAAGAGACGGCGACCAAGGCCCGCGCTGCGGCGCTGGCGCTGGCTGACGAACGAGTCGACAACGATGACCGCTACAACAAGAAGGTGGACGATGCGAAACAAGCCCGTAATGACCTTGCTGCTGCTCTGCGTCGTGGCGACGTGCAGCTGCAGCCGTGGTGGCAGTGTGGTACTGCGCCCGGATCCGACCCCGGTGCGGCTGCAGCCCTTGCCGACGGCGAAGATGCAGCCGCCGACCTTCGGGCAGCGGACGCGGCAGCGACTGTTGAGGACGCCGACCGCGCCGACGCATGGATCGGCTGGCTCCAGGACGAACTGACCAGCACGCGCCGGCAGGCTGTTGCCGCCGGCTGCGCCGTGCAGGTTGAGCCATGAAGAAGCCGGCCTCCCTGCGCGCTGCGATTGAGGCCGCTGTGCCTGAGCTGGCCACCGACAAGGATCGCCTGCTCGCCTTCATCGACAACGGCAGCATCGTCTGTACCAGCGTGGAATCGCGCTCGTTTGAGTGGCGATACACGATGAACCTGATCATCACCGACTATGCCGGCGACCCCAACCGGCTATGGCTGGCGCTGCTGGATTGGGTGAGGGTGAACCAATCCCCGCTGCTGGCCGGCCCGAGCCTGCAGGAGCAGATCCGCTTCGAGGTGGACATCCTGGCCGATGACAAGGTCGACCTGGACATCAAGCTGCCTCTCACCGAAAACGTGGTCGTCGCCCCGGACGACCAGGGCAACGACGCCCCTGCCGCCGTCGATGAGCCGCTGCCGACGTGGATGAGCTGACCTCGCTGGAAAGCTGGATCGGGCCGCTGCTGCACCGGCTTGAGCCTGCCGGACGCGCCCGCCTCGCCCGGCGCATCGCGCAGGATCTGCAGCGCGCCCAGAGCGAGCGCATCGGGCAGCAGCGCGCACCGGACGGCAGCCAGTACGCCCGCCGCAAGAACCAGAAGCGGCAGAAGGGCGGAAGGATCCGCCGCCGCAAGATGTTCGCCCGGCTCCGACAGTCCAAACACCTCAAGGCACGCGGCAACGCCAGCGAAGCCTCGGTGTTCTTCATTCGCCGCGCCGCTGCCATTGCCCGCGTGCATCAGGAAGGTCTTGTCGACCAGGTGCGACGCGGTGGCCCGCGCGTTCGCTACGAGCGCCGCGAGCTTCTGGGCTTTGCCGATGGCGACAAGCAGGGAGTCATCGACACCCTGCTCAATCACCTGTCCGGTTTGTAGCGAACACCGGTACAGCGCCAGCTTCTGTCGCGCGCGCGTGGGGCTGGCCACCATGACGGCATGACTACTTTCTCTGCCGTCGACCTGTCTCGCCTGCCCGCACCGAGCGCGGTCGAAGTCATCGACTACGAGGTGCTGCTCAGCCAGTGGCTGGACATGTACCGCGCCCAGGATCCGAGCTACAGCGCGGTGGTCGAGTCCGATCCGGTCTACAAGCTGGCCCAGGTAGGCGCGTACCGCGAGATGCTGCAGCGCCAGCGCGTGAACGAGGGCATCAAGTCCGTACTGCTGGCCTACGCAGAAGATTCCATGCTCGACCATCTGGGCGCCTTCTACGGCGTCGAGCGCCGCGTGGTGACCGAAGCCAACCCGGCGCTCGGCACTGCAGCGGTAATGGAGCTGGACAGCGAGTTCCGCCGCCGGATCCAGATGGCACCCGAGGGTTTCTCCGTCGCTGGTCCCGCCGGCGCCTACATCTTCCATGCCCTGGCCGCCGACGCGCGCGTGCTGGATGCCTCGGCCGACAGCCCCCAGCCGGGCCACGTCTCCGTCTACGTGCTTTCCCGCGAGGGCGATGGAACCGCGCCCGATGACCTGCTGGCCAACGTGGCCACGGCGGTCAACCACGTCGACGTGCGCCCGCTTACCGACTTCGTGACCGTGCTGAGCGCGGCGGTGATCGAGTACGAGATTGAGGCCGTGCTCGACATCTATCCCGGGCCGGATCCGGCCGTGGTGCTGAAAGCTGCCAAAGATGAAGCGGCCGCCTACGCCGAGAAGAACTCGCGGATGGCAGCCCTGGTCAGTCGCTCGGCCTTGGACCGTGCGCTGCACCAGGAGGGCGTGGTCGACGTCAACCTCATCAGCCCTGCGCAGAACATCGCGGTCGGCGTGGGCGAGGCCAGCCGCTGCACCGGTATTCGCATCACACACCGCACGGTGGGCAATGTCTAGCCTGCTGCCGCCCAACGCCACCGCGCAGGAGGTGGCGGTCGCCAAGACCATGGCCCGGGTGTCGGACGTGCCGGCGCCCTTCGATAGCGCGCTCGACCCCATGCGCGCTCCCGAGGCGATGCTGCCTTGGCTCGCTTGGTCGTTCAGCGTGGACACGTGGGGGCCGGACTGGCCGGTGTACGTGCGTCGGCGCACGGTTCAGCAATCCATCAAGATCCATCGCCGCAAGGGCACCGTAGGCGCCTTGATGGACGCTATAGACGCCATTGGCGTCCCAGTCGAGATCGAGGAATGGCACCAGCGCACCCCGATGGGGGAGCCATACACCTTCCGTGCCCTGGTCAACTCTATCGCCACGCCGTTCATGCCTGGCGATGTGCAGCGTCTGCTGCAGGCCATTGAAGACAACAAGAACCTTCGGTCGCACATGACCGAACTGGTTCCCGGGCTTACGAGCTACGCGAACCCGAAGGCGGCAGCTGTCACGGCGAGCGGTGTAGAGCGCAACCTCCCCGCACGCTTTGATGACATTTCCATTCTCCTGGTCGGGATCGAGGAAGGGGAAGACACAACCGAATCGGCCGTAGATGCGTTGCACCTTCTCCTGCACACGACACTGCCATCCAACATCAAGGACGCATCATGACCCTGATCAACAAGGTCGATCAGTTCAGCAAAGACACCGACATCGCCCACCGCCTGGTGCATGGGGCCGCCCATGAGACCATCCCCACAGATGGCGGTCCGCTGCCGACCTTCGCCGGCGCACTCGGTGGAATCACCGATGTTCCAGAGCGCCTTAAGGCTTTGGAGGATGGCCAGGCCGCCGACCGCATCGTAAAGCTGCTGTGGTCAGAGCTGGCGCAGGTTCCAACTACTGCCGATGGGATGCGAGGCGCGGAAGTCATCGGCGATGACGGAAGCCACGTTGACCCGGTGACGCAGCAGGTCGTTCCCAACAACGGCGGGTACATTGAGAATTCGCTCGGTTGGCGTTACGCCCGAGCAGACGTCATCTCCACGAAGGCAAGCCGCGCAGAAGTCGCCACGGTGGCAGGCGAGGTATTCCCAGGCAACGTCGCAGGTGGCTTCCTGGAATGCGACGTGGACTCCGAGGGAAGGGTTTCCTACGGCGTCCACCCCGACGGTGGCAGGGAGTTCATCCGCACCAAGGTCGGCGGATTCAACGTCACACGAGTGGGCGACAACAGTGCCGACGTCTCTGGACGTTTCTCGATGCACGGCGTGTATGAGGAATACGCGGCAAACCTCACGGGTGAGCTGGAACACGCGCTCATTGTCGAGGTGGATGACTGGATGCGCGTTGGCCGAATCGTCTGGCGCGATGGCAGCACCTGGACTGCACCCAGCGCCGATCAGCAGAGTGCCCAGCTTCTGGAAATGATCTCGCTGCCCAATGGCGCCTTGGCAGAGAACCCGAACGGTGGCTTTACATGCACAGGGCTGGATCGATTTGCCAGCGGGTCACTCGCTTACTGCTGGCCCATCGGCAATCACGGCCTTGCACGGGTTGGCAATGCCAAGAATACGCCGAGCATCGTCATCGTCAGTCCGGACATGCGGCGCATCGTGCGGGAACTCCCCTGTACTGATGCGATGTTCCCGGGCATCGGATCAATTCAAGGCGTTGCGATCAGACATCGTGATAACACGATCTATTTTGTGGACAAGTCCAATCAGTGCATTCGCCGAATCTCCATGAATGGCGAAAAGATGCCGGGGGAGATTTACGTCACCCATACACCAAATGCACTCGCGTATCACCCGACACTGGACGCCATTTACACCGCGCATGAGGGTGAAGGGATGACCTCCCTGATCGATTGCGAGACCGGCAATCTCATCTGGCAGAAGCCGGGCATCCCTGCGAGCGCGGATCACATCTCGTTCTACGCCCCCGCCAATGAGCTGATGGTCACTCTGGGTGCAAATGGTTCGGCTGGCACGCTGCAAGTCCACGACGCAGACACCTTGTCGTTGAAGCGAACCCTGCGCCTGGTTGGGTCCGAAGCGATTGAAGGCGTGTACCGAGAGGGTGACGTCGTTACTACCGTCAATGACGGCGCCTACCACCTGGAAGCAAAGCCCGCTCTTTCCCTCGCCTGCAAATACAGGATCTTCTAAAAATGCCCACCATTATCCGCAAGTTCGGCGCAGGCGCCGTATTCTCCGACTCCCTGGTGCTGGACCTTGAGCCAGGCATTGCCTGGCCTCTTGATCGTTTGCTCGGTGCCTACCGGATGAAGATCAGTGCCGCGCGATCTGCATCGCCCAAGGCTGGCGTGTGGCCCGCCCTGACCCAAGGTAGCAACGGAACCATCTCGTATACCGACAGGTCGGTGAAGGTCACCTCTGCCCAGGCCATTGCACTCGGCGTGACCTTCCCGCTCGATGAGCTCACCTGCTGTGTGGTTTTCAAGCAGGATCAGAAGAGCCATAAGGGGCTGTGCGGCGTCTCTAACGGCTCGGCGGTGGAGAACCTCTTCGGCATCTACACGTCCAGCAACTCCGCGCTGATCCGCGCTCGCTTCGGAAACTCGCCCGAGGCACCGTTGCAGATTCCGTTCGATGGCGGCGAGCGTTGGGAAATGGCGTTCTGCTCATTCAAACGCCATGTATCGGGAACGGCCGATGCCCCCGTTGGCGAAATCAAGCTGTACCGGCCGCGGACTGGCACGTTGGTGAGCGGCACCTTCACTGAGGTAGCCAAGCCCAACAGTTCCTTCCGCGTGTTCGGCTTCTCCGGAATGTCGTCGCTCTTCGGCGGGGAAACTGAGATGGCCCTTTCCTCCCACTGGAACGCGGTTCTTTCTCAGCAGGCGATGGACGACCTCTATGCCAGCGCCAAGGCTTCATTGGCCGCTGGTGGCGTGACTATCTGAGGGTTTGAATATGGCGACCTATCGCACCCTGCACACCCAATCCGGTCTTCGAAAGCTCAATGCTGCCAGGCTCGGCGGCGCCCCCGTAGGCATTCTGCATATGGCCTTCGGCGACGGCGGTGGCAATCCCGTAGATCCTGACGAATCACCACAGGAGCTGATCCGCGAGCGCTATCGCACGCTGGTCAACCGCGTGTACCAAGACCCCGAGAATCCGCTCCTTCTGTACGCTGAGGGCGTCGTGCCAGCCGACGTCGGCGGATTCGTCATCCGCGAGATCTCGCTGATAGATGGCGACAATGAGACGTTCGCCGTTGCTAACACCCCGGACAACTACCAGCCGCTGGCGACCGAGGGCGCGATTGGTGATGGGATCTATCGCGTGGCCTTCGCAGTTGCCAATGCTGGCAACGTCCAGATCGTCATGGATCCGAACACGGCTGTAGCTTCTCGGGCATGGGTGCTGAACACGGTGACGGCAGCGCAGGTAATCCCCGGTGGCACGACGGGGCAGCGGTTGGCCAAGAAGAGCAACAACGACGGCGATTTCCGTTGGGAGGATGAGGGCGAAGTAAACGTCCTGGTCAACTCAATCGAGGAACGGCAGACCCTTGCTGCAGGCCAGAGGGAAGTGGATCTTCTTGTTACAACGACGTTTGGACTTGCCGTCTACATCAACGGCGTGCGCATCTCTCGCGGCACGGCGGATGACGAATGGATGCCGGATGCGGAGGATCACACGCGCGTCCTGCTCGGGCAGGAATACCCTGGTGCGCGGCTGATCGCTGCGCAGAACGAACCTGCAGGCGCCATTGGCAACCCGCTCGAGCGAAGCGCCAATCTGTCCGACGTGCCAGACAAGACTGAGGCCCGGCGCAACCTCGGCGTACTTAGCCGCGACGAAGCCCGGCAGATGGCTCCTGCCGGCATGGTGGGCACGTTCGCCGGCAGCAACGCGCCCTCCGGCTGGCTCAAGGCCAACGGCGCCCAGGTGGCAAAGGATGCCTACCCTGCTCTGTACGCGGCGGTGGGCGAACTGTACACCCCAGCGGGCCAGTCACCGTCCGCCGGCAGCTTTTTCCTACCGGATCTGCGCGGCCTGTTCCCCCGGTTCTGGGATGACGGACGCGGCAACGATGCAGGCCGATCGCTCGGCAGCAACCAAGGCGACCAGCTCGCCGCGCACGCCCACAACGGCCGCACCTCCGATGCTGGCGACCACGCGCACGACTCGGCATTCGGCGAGGGCAACAAGCACATCGCAGCTGCGCCCTACGGCATGAGCGAGCACCGCCCCGGTGGCCGCAACGCCGGTTCCAACGGTGGCATCGACTACGACAACTACGCCTGGCAGACCTCCACCGATGGCAGACACGGCCACGACTTCACCACTGGCGTGAGCGGCGGCAACGAAACCCGCCCGAAGAACGTTGCCCTGCTCGCCTGCATCAAGTACTGACCATGGCAACCAAGACGGTCTACCTTGTCGACACCGCTGGCCTGCTGGCCGGCACCGCGCAGGCCGATGAGTCGCCGCTGCAGCCAGGCACCTGGCTGCTGCCGGCCGGCGCGGTAGAGACGCCGCCGCCGGAACAGTACCCGGCAGACCGCTGGCCGCGCTGGATCGGCGGCGGCTGGGTGCTGGCCACCGCACCGCGCTCCCGCAGCGCCGGGCTGTAACGACGACCGCTACACCCCATCTGCAGTGCGCCCTCCCGCGCGCACGAGCAGCATGGGGATATGGCTCTCGACCTCGCCCGCCTCATCTCCAATCTGATCCGCAACGGCACCATCGTTGCGGTGGACATCGATGCTGGCCTCTGCCGCGTCGAATCCGGCGACCTGACCACCAACTGGATCCCGTGGCTGACTCTGCGCGCGGGTACTACGGTCACCTGGTCGGCCCCCTCATCGGGCGAGCAGGTGGTTCTGTTGTCGCCCGAGGGCGAGACCGCCAATGCCATCGCGCTGTGCGGCCTGTACTCGGGCTTGGTGCCCGCCCCGGCCGCCAGCGCGACCGTCACCCTGCTCCGGTTCGCCGATGGCGCCCAGCTGCGCTACGACGCCGCCGCGCACGCGCTCGAGGCGCTGTTGCCTGCCGGTGGCACCTTCACAGTCACGGCGGATGGCGGCACAACCATCAACGGCCCGCTGACCGTCAACGGCGAGACCACACTTAACGGCAACGCCGCCGTGGTGGGGGACGCCTCCATCACCGGCACGGCCACGGCCAACGTCGACGTGGTCGCCGCCGGCATTAGCCTCAAGGGCCACAGGCACCCCGGCGTGCAGCGCGGCAACGGCCTGACGGATCCGCCGCAGTGAGAGGAATGTCCGCCACCACCGGCCGCGCCATCGAAGGTGCTCAGCACCTGGCGCAGTCCATCAACGACGTGCTGACCACCCCGCTCAACACCCGCGTGATGCGCCGCGACTACGGCTCGCTGCTGCCCGAGCTGGTGGACCAGCCCTTCAACGGTCAGACCCGAACCCTGCTGTATGGCGCGGTGGCCACGGCGCTGATGCGCTGGGAGCCGCGGATCCGCATCACCAAGCTCTCGATCTCGCAGGGGGATGCCCCCGGCGCGTTTGTCCTGGACGTGGAGGGCACCCGGACCGACGTCACCCAGGGCAGTGGCTACACCCGCCTGACCATCCCCCTCCGCTTCCGCTAACTGGAGATACCCCATGGACTACCATCACGGCGTCCGCGTCATCGAAGTGAATACCGGCGTTCGCCCCATCCGCACAGTGGCCACCGCAGTAATCGGCCTGGTGGCCACCGGCGATGCCGCTGATGCCACGCTGTTCCCGCTGAACAAGCCGGTGCTGATCACCGACATCGACGGCGCCATCACCAAGGCCGGCGCCACGGGCACGCTCAAGGCATCGCTCGAAGCCATCGCCGACCAGACCAAACCGGTGATGGTGGTCGTGCGCGTCAAGGAAGAAGACAACGATGGCGAGCAGTCCATCGCGGTGATCGGCAACAAGACCGGTGGCGAGTACTCCGGCTTGCAGGCACTGCTGGCCGCCGAGGCCAAGGTGGGCGTGAAGCCCCGGATCATCGGCACACCCGGTTTGGACACTCAGGTGGTGGCCGCCGAGCTGGCCGTGGTGGCCAAACGCCTGCGCGCGATGGCCTACATCAGCGCCGGTACCGCCAAGACGGTCACCGAGGCGACCGCCTACCGCGTGGAATTCGCTGCGCGCGAGCTGATGATCATCTGGCCGGACTTCACCGCCCTGGACAGCACCACCGGCCAGATCGGCGTGGCCTACGCGGTCGCCCGGGCCATGGGCCTGCGCGCCCTGATCGACAAGGAACAGGGCTGGCACAAGAACCTGTCCAACGTCGCGGTCAACGGCGTCACCGGCATTTCGCGCGATGTCTACTTCGACCTGCAGGATCCGGCCAGCGATGCCGGCGTGCTCAATGCCGGCGACGTGACCACCCTGGTGCAGATGAACGGGTACCGCTTCTGGGGTTCGCGTACCTGCAGCGACGATGTGCTGTTCGCCTTCGAGACCGCCACGCGCACCGCGCAGATCCTGGCTGACACCATCGCCGATGCCATGGCCGTCTACGTCGACAAGCCGATGCACGCCTCGCTGATCAAGGACATCATCGAGAGCATCAACGCCAAGTTCCGCGAGCTGAAGGGCAGCGGCTACCTGATCGACGCCAAGGCCTGGTACGACCCGGACGTCAACACGCAGACCACCTTGGCCTCCGGCGGCCTGGTCATCGACTACGACTTCACCCCGGTCCCGCCGCTGGAAAACCTGCAGCTGCGCCAGCGCATCACCGACAAGTACCTGGCCGGCTTCGCCTCGGCCATCGCCAACTGATCCCAACCTGCCTGCGGCGGTCAGCTGCTGACCGCCTTGGCTCCGCACCGGAGAAAACCCCATGGGCCTGCCCCGCAAACTGAAAGGCTTCAACACGTTCACCGCCGGCGAGAGCTTCCTCGGCGAGGCCAAGACCATCACGCTCCCCGAGCTGAAACGCATCATGGAGGCCTACCGTGGCGGCGGCATGAGCGGCCCGGTGAAGATCGACCTCGGTCAGGATGAGATCCAGATCAAGGTGGTCTACGGCGGATTGATGCGCCCGATCCTGCGCCAGTACGCCGAGACCAGCCACGACGCTGTGCAGCTGCGCTTTGCCGGCGGCTACCAGCGCGACGACAACGGCCAGGTCGACGCGGTGGAAGTGGTCATCCGCGGCCGGCACGAAGGGCTGGAGTTCGGCGACGCCGAAGCTGGCTCGGACACCGAGTTCACCGTCACCACCGCCTGCAGCTACTACAAGCTGACCTGGAACGGCGAGGTTCTGATCGAACTGGACCTGGTGAACATGATCGAGAACGTCGGCGGCATCGACCGCCTGCTCTCCCTGCGTACTGCCATCGGCGCGTAACCCCACCACACCCCGCGACGGGCGCCACGCGCCCGCTCGCTTCCCCTTGCATCACATCGGAGAGATTCCATGACCGCCACCACCATCCCCACCCCCGAATCCAACGCCCAGAAGGCGACCCGCAGTGCCCGCGTCACCCTCGAAGAGCCGCTGGAGCGCGGTGGTGCGCTGATCAAGTTCGTCGACGTCCGCCGCCCCGGCTCAGGCGAGCTGCGCGGCCTCAAGCTGGTCGAGGTGCTGAACATGGATGTCAGTGCGCTCTGCGTCCTGTTGCCCCGCGTTACCAATCCGACTCTGACCACCGCAGACGTGGCTGGCTTGGACCCAGCCGATCTGCTGCAGTTCGGCATGGAAGTCGCGGGTTTTTTCATGACGCGGGAACAGGCAGCTGCCCAGGGCTACCCGACCGCGTAGAAGACGCCATGGCCGATGTGGCCACCATCTTCCACTGGCCGCCCACCGAAATGGATCGGTGGTCGGTTGAGGAACTGATGGAGTGGCGCGAGCGCGCCCGGCAACGCAGCGGCGCCCCCGATTGAGGGCGCCGTTTTTACATACGGAGACCAGGTAGATGAGCGAGAACATGCGGCTGCGCGTCCTGCTGGACGCTATCGATAGAGCCACCGGCCCGATGCGCCGAGTCCTGGGCGGCAGCCAAACCCTCACCGCCTCGCTGCGCTCGCAGCGCGAGGCACTTCGAGGCCTGAACGCGCAGCAGCGCGACGTGTCCGCGTTCCGCGAGCTGGCGGAGAAATCCAAGACCTCTGCTGCGGCATTGAAAGACCAGCGCGCCAAGGTGCGGCAGCTGGCGGCGGAGATGCGCGCGGCCGAACAGCCCAGCGAGGAGCTGACGCAGAAGTTCGCGGCCGCCACCCGCACCGCCGGTCGGATGAAATACGAGGTCAGCCGCAACGCCGAGCGCCTGCAGGCGCTGCGCACGAGGCTGGCCGCTGTCGGGATCAGCACCAGCGAGCTGGGCACCCATGAGCGCCGCCTGCGCAACGACATGGTCCGGGCGAACGAGGCCATCGAGCAGCAGCAGAAGCGGCTTACCGCGCTCAACGCCGCCCAGAAGCGTTCCCAGGCGCTGCAGAGCGCGGGCCTGAAAGCCACCGCCCTCGGCGCCGGCATGGCCTTCGGCGGCCGCAGGGCGCTGGATGCGGCCATGCTGCCGGCCAGTGAAGCGGTCGGGTTTGAGTCGGCGATGGCCGAGGTGCGCAAGGTGGTCGACTTCGACACCCCGCGCCAGTTCGCCCAGATGGGCCTGGACATCGAAGATCTGTCCCGCCGCCTGCCGATGGTGCCCAACGAGATCGCCAAGATTGTCGCCGCCGCCGGTCAGGCGTCGATCCCGCGCAAGGAGCTGCTGCAGTTCGCAGAGGACGCCACCAAGCTGGGCGTCGCCTTCGACACCACGGCCGAGGATGCAGGCCAGACCATGGCCACATGGCGAACCGCCTTCCGCATGGGCCAAGCCGAGGTGGTCACCCTGGCCGACAAGATCAATTACCTGGGCAACACCGGCCCGGCCAGCGTCCAGAAGATCAGCGCCGTGGTGAACCGCATCGGCGCGCTGGGCGAAGTGGCCGGCCTGCAGAGCGGCCCGCTGGCCGCACTGGGCGCCACAGTGGCAGGCATGGGCATCGAGTCTGAGGTGTCGGCCACCGGCATCAAGAACATGCTGCTCACCCTGTCCTCGGGCGAAGCGGCCACCAAGCGCCAGCTCGCCGCGTTCGACAAGCTGGGCCTGAGCTCCACCGAGATGGCTGAGGCCATGCAGAAGGATGCCGGCGGCGCCATCCTCGACGTGCTGGAGCGATTGAAGAAGCTGCCGGCGGCGTCGCAGGCCGCCACCATGACCACCCTGTTCGGGCGCGAGTCCATCGGTGCGATCGCTCCGCTGCTGACCAACCTCGATTTGCTGAAAACCAACATCGACAAGGTCACCGACGCACAGAAGTACGCCGGATCCATGGAGCAGGAGTACGCCTCGCGCGTGGCTACCTCCGAGAACGCAATGCAGCTTGCCAAGAACACCATGCTGGTGATGGCAGGCACACTCGGCCGCACTCTGCTGCCGGACATCAAGGCCGCCTCCGAGGCCGTGGGCCGCGTGGTGGGCGGCTTCATCACCTGGACGCGGGAGAACCCGCAGCTGGCACGCGCGCTCACCGTGAGCGCTGTGGCTGGCGCTGCCTTGGTAACCGTCCTGGGCGGCCTGCTCACCGTGGGCGGCCTGGCAGCGATGGCGCTGGGGCAGATCAGTGGCGCTGTGGCCCTGCTCTCCGGCGGCGGTGGTGTCGGCGCGCTGATCGCGCGCTTCGGCACGCTGGCCGCGCAGGTGCTGCCCACGCTGCTCAACGTCGGCCGCGCCCTGATGGTGGTGCTGGGAGGCGTCAGCTGGCCGGTGCTGGCCATCGCCGCGGCTGTCGCTGTAGTGGCGGCGGTGGTGTGGAAGTACTGGGGGCCGATCAAGGCCTTCATGATCGGCGTCTGGCAGGGCCTGCAGGACGCATTCGCACCGGTGCTGGCCGAGCTGCGCACGGCGCTGGCGCCGCTGGCACCGCTGTGGGACCAGCTGTCCTCGGCCATCGGCAAGGTGTGGGATTGGGTCAAGCAGCTGTTCGCTCCGTTTGAAGCCACGACCGCACAGCTGGAAGGGGCCACCAGCGCCGGCCGCACCTTCGGCCAGTTCCTGGGCGTGGCGCTGACGGTTCAGCTGCGCATGGCCGTCAAGGCCATTGGCTGGCTGGTCACCGCCGCGACCACCATGCAGGCGGTGGTCATGCGCGTGGTTGGTGGGCTGGGCCAGTACCTGGGCGGCGCGTGGTCGGTGATCGTTGGCCTGTTCACAGGCAACGGCCAGCGCATCACCCAAGGCCTGCAAAGCATGTGGACCGGCATCAACACCATGATGGCCAGCTGGCCGTCGCGGATGATGCAGGCGGGCATGGAAATGGTCATGGGCCTGGTCAACGGCATCCGGTCGAAGATCTCCGCCGCAACCTCGGCCGTGTCCGGGGTGGGCCGAGGTGTGATCGATCAGTTCAAGGGCATGCTCGGGATCCACAGCCCGTCCCGCGTGTTCGCTGAGCTGGGCGGCTTCACCATGCAGGGCCTGGCCAACGGCCTGCAGGCCGGCCAGAACGGCCCGCTTGCGGCGCTGCAGGGCATCACCCGCCGCATCCAGCAGGTGGGCGCTGGCGCGGCGCTGGCGGCCCTGGCGGGGCCTGTGGCGGCCGTGGACACCCGCCCCCCGGTATCTGCCTCTCACGGCGCAGCCGCGCCGGCACCCGGCCAAGTGATCATCAACATCTACCCGCAGGCTGGCCAGGACGAAGGCGAGATCGCCCGGATGGTCCGCGCCGAGTACGAGGCCCTGCAGCGACAGCAACAGGCCCGCGCGCGCTCCGCGCTGGGCGATAGGGAGTAACCAACGATGATGATGTGCCTTGGAACCTTTGTTTTCTCCCTGCGGGACGGCGCCTACGAGCAGCTGACCCGCGACTTGTCCTGGCGCCACGCCCGCACCGAGCGGGTGGGCGCACGCGCCGCGTCGCAGTTCGTCGGCCCCGGCGAGGACACCGTGCAACTAAGCGGCCTGATCGCGCCGCCGCTGACCGGCCAGTATTCGTCGCTGGCCACCCTGCAGGAGATGGCCGACACCGGCCAGCCCTGGGCGCTGGTCGCCGGCGACGGCACAGTGCTGGGGGCATACGCGATCACCGGCCTCAAGCAGACGCACAGCGTCTTCTTCGCGGATGGCACGCCGCGCAAGGTCGAGTTCCAGCTCAGCCTCGACCGCGTGCCAGATGAGGCGATGGCCGAGGACCAGGCATGAACGGCCGCATCGGCTACCCAGTCCCAGCGTGGCGCGTCACCTTGGACGGCAAGGATCTGACCGACCGCATCGCCCCGCGCCTGATCGAGCTGAGCCTCAAGGAATGCCGCAGCGGCGAGGCGGACCAGTTGGATCTGCGGATCCACGACCATGACGGCCGCATGGCGCTGCCGCGCAAGGGCGTCACGCTCACCGTGGCGCTGGGCTGGCGCGATGCCGGCCTGATCGACAAAGGCACTTTCGTGGTCGATGAGGTCGAGCACAGCGGCCCGCCCGACGTCATCACCATCCGCGCCCGCAGTGCCGAGTTGACCAAGACGATGCGTACGCGGCGGGATCGCAGCTGGCACGAGACCACGGTCGGCGCGGTGATCGGCGCCATTGCCGGCGAGCACAACCTGCGCGCGCGCGTGGCGCCCGCCTTGGCCAACCTGGCACTGGACCACCTGGACCAGTCCAACGAGAGCGACGTGGCACTGCTGACGCGGCTGGGATCGCGCTTCGACGCGGTGGCCACCGTAAAGGCTGGCAACCTGGTGTTCTCCCCCATCGACAGTGGCACCACGCCTGCCGGCATCGAACTGCCCCGCGCGTCGATCACCCGCGCCGATGGCGACAGCCATCGTTTCAGTGAGGCCGAGCGCGACACCTACAGCGGCGTACGCGCGCACTGGAACGACAAGAAGGGTGCGCGCCGCAAAGCGGTGCTGGTCGGTACGTCGACCAACGCCAAGAACCTGCGCGAGACCTACGACAGCGAGAAGACTGCGCGAGAGCATGCTGACGCCGAGTGGAAGCGCGTGCAGCGCGGCGCGGCCAAGATGGATTACTCGCTCGCCCTGGGGCGAGCGGATCTGTACCCGGAGCAGCGCATCGACGTGTCCGGTTTCAAGGCCGATATCGACGGGCGCACCTGGTTGATCGCAGAGACCACCCATAGCATCACCGGCAGCAGCGGCTTCACGACCTCGCTGGTGCTGGAAACGTCCAGCGCCAACGCGAGGCCATCCGAGCAGGTCGGTGATGACGACACCGATGCCGACGATGGCTGACCTACTGTCAGACAAAGGCGACCCACAGCCTCTCCGGTAGCGCTAGGTTCGCAACTTCGCCGGCGCCTGAAACCTCGCTTGCGGAGGCCGTGGAATCCTAGGAGCCGGAGTTATCCGGCTCACTGCGTTCGAAAGTCTCGAAGTCTGGGAATCCGAAGTGGAACTCGTTGGTGAAGTAGTCTTTCCACAACGCGTCCTGCACTTTGAAAACAACCATCATCTCCAGGTTGCCTTGGAAGTGGTCAAACAACTTCGCTTCCGGAATGAAGATCCCCAGCGAATCATGTGGTTCCAAACGCGCTGGTAGTTTCAGGTCAAGGTCGTCAGGCAGGAAAGCGTGGATCCACCCGAGCCGACGCGGAAACGTTCTGAACTGCCACGCGTGCTTCAGCCAGTCCCATACGGCCTGCTTCCTCCCTGGATAGAGGAAGGAGCAATGGGAGATGCTCACAGCGTGGGCAGATCTGTTTTGAACCGAGATGTAGGCACCATGATCTCCGTTGACGATGCCGTGGACCACCGCAACCGTGACGCGCGGCTTGCCCTGCCAGAATTGCCAGATAAAAACGCACGTGGAAACCAGCGCTGCATAGATGGCGATCCAGTCAGTGAGCTTCATGTCCATATCCATTTCGCGTCTCCGCAGAGGTGGTTCAATGCCTGAATACTGTCTGCCACAGCCTTCGCCAGATTGCGCCAACGAAAGCCATCGTTATACGTCCAGATAGGTACTGGCTTGCCACGCCGGCGAACAAGAACAGTCCGGAATGCAGCGCGTACCCCGACGACCCCATCTTGCCCGTAGGTAGCGCCATCCAAGCCTGCCAGAGCGCTATCGTCAGCAGGGCTGTAACCCATGGCGACCCGCGATCCCTTGATTTCTCCACGCCTGCCGGCTCAGGCGCGCCCGGTCCGACCAACGGACACTTCAATTCGACGTGCCCGGTGAACACCTGACCAATCGAGGCACCCTCGAACACCGTGTTGCCACCACACTTACAGTCGGTCTCCACCGACTTGATCTCACTGCCACAACGCATAGTCCTTCACACTCCATGGCGCATCGAGCGCCCCCTGTTGGAGAGCAGTTAACCGGGTTGTGGCCAGAAAAAAAGTTAGCGGGCGGGCTTCTTGGTTGCGCCGCTGCCTTTGACGGTCAGCTTCTGATTGCGCAGATCCACATCGCCGCTGAATTGCTGGCCGATGGTGGTGTCAGTAAAGGTCGTGCGTGGGGCGGCGCCAAGGGCAGTGGCGTGCGACACGCTGCCGGTCAATGCCGACAACGCGGCAGCACGGGCCGGAGCGGGCGCAGCGCGCCAGGCGTCCAGCAGCTCCACGTCGGCCGGTGCCAAGCGCTCGCGGTTGCCGGTCAATACGTATGCAACATCTGTGCCTAATTCATGGGCCGCAGCGAGGTAGGACGCACTCGCGCCGACACTGTCCTGCTCGTAAAAGATCTGAGTGCGCTTGGTCACTCCGCACGCCACAGCCATCACCTCCTGGGTAAGGCCCAGTCGCTTCCTTTCTTCCTTCAGCCTTGTGCCCACACTCACGCTCAAATCTCCTTGACAGGTGAATGATCTTTCACCAACATTGGTGAAAGAAGTTTCACTAACACATCACCTAGCTTTTACACAGGGGAAACGGAATGGCTGCAAAACGGACTGGTGTAAAGAAGCTACGCACACCAGCGCAAGCCCGTCAGCATCTCCGCGACAACGGCATCACCGTCGTTGAGTTCGCTCGGCAGAACGGCTTGGATCGCCACGCGGTCAACGACGCGCTTCGGGGCGTGGGCAAGGGGAACTTCGGCAAGTCGCACGAAGCAGCCGTTGCGTTGGGCATCAAGCGCGACCCCAATTCTTGCACAAATCCCCCCACTTCCCGCCAGACGCCCACGCGTGGCGCCAAGGCTGGCAAAGCTGACGGGGCGAGGGCCGGGAGCGCGAAGAAGAAATGAGCGCTCCAACCAGCGGCCGCGCGACCTTCTGCTGCGAAGCCTGCGACACGGCCTTGATCAAGCGCACCAGCCGACTGCAGCACCGCCATCTGCGTTCGGATGTGTGGGTGTGCCCGAACCCGCTGTGCGGGGCAAGCTATGCCGGTATCTCCGAGCTGACCAGCATCGCAAGCCCCAGCGGCATTCCGGATGCACCGTCGTGCGAGCTGCCGCCTACGCCAGCCTACCAGCGGGCGCTGCTGCAGATGGCATGGAAACTTGAGCATGGCTCCAGGCAACTGGACATGCTCGATGCAATCGCGGTTGTTGAAAGCACCCGGCAAGAATCCATGAGCATCAACGACCAACGGGCGCATCAACCCGCCGCGCCCTAGCGGTCAGATCCAACGTTTCCCTATTGCTGGTCTGTCGGCACTGCCGACGGTGACGGAGTACTGCGCTTGAACGTTCTGCCCCTTGAAAACCGTTCCCACACTTTCCCTCATTCCCCCTTGACTTCCTTGGGCATGGAGAGCAGAGTTTGCCGCAAGGAGCTTAGAAACTCCGAGTCAACAGCGGCATCCGCACCCGTCAGCTTTGCGGTTTTTTTGCGCCTGCAAAACGAGTGCACCGACGTCTTCTACGTCGGGAGGCGGCAGCGATACAACACCCGCAAGGGGAAAGCTGCTGGCCGGACTGTTGACCGGTTTCTAACCTCCCGACACCTCGGTGCGGCGCGTAGAAACGTCTCCCCGAGATTCCAGATCTCGTCAACAGGAGACGTCTCAATGGCGCATGACGCCCATCCCACGCCCGGCTCCAGCCCGGCGCGTCAGATCTCGCTTGTCTTCGGCTTCATCGCCGACACCCTTGAATGGCCCCATGCCGATTACCAGGCGCTGATCGTGCGCCTGGAGGCCACAGGGAAGAGCGCCATGTCGCTCACCCTGGCCGACGTGCTGGCCGCCTACACGGCACAGCAGAAAGCCCGTAGCGGCGATGTCAGCGGCGCCCGGGGGAAGCACTGATGGCTACCCCATCTGTTCAAGTCCCGCCTGCGCTGCGCCCGGTGATTGAACTGGATACGCCCGTTCCCGGCGTCGCCCTGCGCTGCTCCTTCGACCAGCGCGGCATGTTGTATCTGGCCCTCGTACACCTCGCCAGCGATGCAGCCTTGACCGTTTCGGCGCACACCACCAGCAGTATCCGCGCTGCAGCCACCCATAGCCTGCAATGCGGCTCGATGGTGTACCTGCTCGCCGCCGGCGAGGCGGAGCGATTCCTTACGTGGCTCCGCAACGGCGGCAGCACCCCGACCGGAGTGAATTGATGGACAAGCGCAACCACCTCCCTCCCCTGCGTAATCCCGGCCCGGTTCCGGCAGACCACGCTCAGGTTGTCACCAGCGACGACTACGACCGGCTCTGGCGCATTGCCTACGCAGTGGAGCTGCTCGCTGCGCTCCCGGCCGAGGCCGCGAAGGTGCTGGGCATCACAGCCGACCATACGTCGGCCGTCGCTGAGTACATCTCCGACGACCTGCGCGGAATCCTCAGCCGTTCCACCCCCGTAGACGAATAAGTCAGTACCGCCCTGGTCCAGCGGCGCGCCAACGCCGCTGGCACCAGGACACCCCGCTCAGGAGAGAGCCATGCACCACCCCAACACCACCGCTTCATCCGCGGCGAAAGGCTGACCTGGCCATGCAAGAAGACATCCGCCAGCAAGTCCTGCAGCGCGTGGAGCGGGACTACGGCCTCAAGCACCGCAGCAGCACCGACTACATGCGCGGGGGCAAGTGCCCCCACTGCGGGAAGAAGGAGCTCTACACGCGTTATTCCAAGCCGTGGGTGCTGCGCTGTGGTCGTCAGGCCAAGTGCGGCCAGGAAGTGTTCGTCAAAGACCTCTATGACGATCTGTTCGACGACTACTCCAAACGGTTCGAGAAGACCCCGGCCAAGCCGAACGCCGCCGCCGACGCCTACTTGCAGACCGCACGCGGTTTCGACATCAAGCCTCTGCAGGGTATCTATACGCAGGACGATTACTACGACCGCAAGATTTCCGCCGGTACTGCAACCGTGCGCTTCTCACTGGCCAAGGGCGGGTATTGGGAAAGGCTGATCGACCGACCGCATCGCTTCGGCAAGCAGAAGGCGCGCTTCGCACCCGGCCAGAGCTACGCCGGCGTGTGGTGGGCCGCGCCTGCCGCGTTGACCGCGATGCGTGAAGCCAGCGAGGTCTGGATCGTGGAGGGCATCTTCGATTCCATTGCCCATCTGCAGCGCGGGAACTGTGCCGTGTCGGCCATGTCCAGCAACGCCTACCCGGAGGCTTCGCTCCGTGAGCTTGCCGCCTCTCGCCCAGGCAACCTGCCAACCCTGATCTGGGCCTTGGACAATGAGCCAGGCGCACGCGCGTATATCCAGCGCCACGCCAAGCGCGCCGAGAAGCTCGGCTTCACGTGCAAGGCAGCGCAGATCGTTCAGCGGGATGGCAAGAAGACCGACTGGAATGACCTGCACCTGCGTGCCTTGGCCGCCGATGATCAGCAGGCACAGTGGGACGCCGACCTGGTCGAGGCTCGCTACCAGGGCGACCTGCTCATGGCGCGCACGGCCATGGACAAGGGTCTGATCGTCTACGGCCACGACAAGCAGACCGAGTTCCACCTGGAGCACCACTCGCGGCTGTACTGGTTCGAGTTCGACCCGCAGCGGTTCGAGAAGCTGTGCCGTGATCGCGCCGTTGATCGTGACCTGAGCGACGACGACGAACTGGAGGCCGAAGAGGTCGCAAAGATCCAGCGCGCCGCTGCATCTGTGCGCCAGATCGCCAACTGCTACCCGGAAGCGCTGTACTTCCAGCGCCATGAGGCCACCGATGAAAGCTGGTACTTCTTCCGCGTGGACTTCCCCCACGACGCGCCCTCGGTCAAGGGCACCTTCACCGGTCCCCAGGTGGCCAGCTCCACGGAGTTCAAGAAGCGGATCATCAGCTTGGCTCAGGGCGCCGTGTTCAGCGGCTCCGGCCACCAGCTGGACCGCATGATGGAAGACCAGCTGTTCAACATCAAAACGGTCGATACGGTCGACTTCGTTGGTTACAGCCCGGACCACGGCGCCTACATCTTCGGCGACATCGCGGTGCGCAATGGCGAGATCAGCCTGGCAAATGCAGAGGACTACTTCGAGTTCAACAAGCTGCGGCTGAAGACCACACAGAAGTCCATCCGCATGGACATCCAGCGTGATGCCGAAGCGTTCCGCACCGAGTGGCTGGAGTGGCTGTGGTTGTGCTTCGGCACACACGGCATGATCGCCCTGACGTTCTGGTTCGGCTCGCTGTTCGCCAACCAGATCCGCAGCGCCCACAAATCGTTCCCCTTCCTCGAAGCCACCGGCGAGGCCGGCGCGGGCAAGACCACGCTGCTGACCTTCCTGTGGAAGCTGCTCGCCCGCAGCGACTATGAGGGCTTCGACCCGGCCAAGTCCTCGAAGGCGGGCCGCGCACGTGCCATGGGCCAGATCTCCGGCATGCCGGTAGTGCTGCTCGAGGCCGACCGCGATACGCCCGACAAGGCCCATTCCAAGTCGTTCGAGTGGGATGAGCTGAAGGACTACTTCGGCGGCGGCACCCTGGCCACGCGCGGCGTGCGCAATGGTGGCAACGACACCTACGAGCCTCCCTTCCGGGGCACGATTGTGATCAGCCAGAACGCAGCGGTCGATGCCAGCGAAGCGATCCTGACCCGTATCGTGAAGCTGCACTTCCGCAAGCCGACCGTCACCGCAGAGAGCCGCATCGCGGCCGACAACCTCAATGCGCTGCAGGTGGAAGACCTCAGCCACTTCCTGATCAAGGCGGTGCGCTCCGAGGGCCAGGTGCTCAAGAAATTCAAGGAACGTGTGACCTACTTCGAGGCCCGGCTGCGCGAGAAGACAGATCTTCGGCTGGAGCGCGTCATCAAGAACCACGCGCAGATGCTCTCGCTGCTGGACTGCCTGCGCGATGTGATCGATATCCCTGAGCACATGGTCGTAGCTACGCGTGATGCCCTGGTCGCGGCCGCCATGGAACGGCAGATGGCAATCAGCGCCGACCACAAGGTCGTCAACGAGTTCTGGGAGACCTACGAGTACCTCGAAGGTCTTGGTGACGGCAAGGAAGCGAAGCTCAACCACTCGCGCGACCCGCACAAGATCGCCATCAACCTCAACGAGTTCGTGGCCAAGGCCAGTAGGCATGGTCAGGCAGTACCTGATCTGGTTGACCTGCGTAAGCACCTGGTCGATTCACGGCGCTACAAGCTGATCAGCGTCAACACCGCAGTGAACAGCAACATCCGCAACACCATTCTCGGCAACAGCATCACAGTGAAGTGCTGGGTATTCAAAGCGAAGTAAGGCGACGTGTAACAAAGCGGTCCGGCGGGCGGTGCGCCAACACCACCCCGAAGGCCATCTACCAACAGAAGCTCAGGAGAGAGCAATGCAAAAGATGAACGGCGAAGCCGCAACCACCCCCACATCTCCGCTGGATTCCAGCACCGGACCAAGGGCGGAGGCTATCACGGGTGCGGGGAATGAGGGGATTGAGAGGGGGAACGGGGAAGAGTGCAGCGCGACCCTGGTGCTGCACGTGACCCACAACCAGGTGATCGCCACGGCGACCCTGAACATGGGTACGACCAAGATCGCGCAGCGGGTGCTGGAGCGCCGCAAGGGCAACAAGAGCGGCTGGGTGGTCACGAAGGGCAGCGAGGAATTCGCCCAGGACGCCGGCTGGATCTCGGCCGAGTTGGCCAAGCTCGCCGACCGCCTCCCCTTCCCCTTCGAGGTGGCCAATATGCTGCCCGGGCGCAAGGCCACGCAGGCCGCTGTGGCCCAAGCCGCCCAGGAGGTGGCCAATGGCTAAGTCTGTCGTGCTGTACGGCCCCCAGGGCAGCGGCAAGAGCCTCCACGGTGCTGCCATCGCGGAGAACCTGGGCCTGCGCCAGGTGATCGACCTCGAAGACGTCCAGCTGATGGGAGAGCGCCTGCAGCGGCAGGGCTTCCTGTACCTGTCGTGCAGCCAGCCGTACGCCCAGCGGGCGGCGAACCTGCTCGGCACCGAGGTCGTCCACGTCAGCCATGCACTGGCCGCCATCGGTGTCAGCACCAAGGAGGTGGCCCATGGCTGAGCTGCTGCTGATCCTGATTGGCCCCGCCGCCGGTGGCGCACTGCTCCACCACCTCTGGTCGACCCGGCCGGCTCGCCGGCGTCACAGCGGCTTGGCCGTGGGGCAGATTCCGCAGCGGCTGCGCCGTCGCCCGCAGATGGCCGTGCGCCGCGCTGGCGGTGCAGCATGAACCTTGATCGCGTGATTCAGGTGGCTCTGTACGCCATGCGCAACGGCGGCACCGGCCCGCTTTCCACCGGTGAGGCGCTCACCGCTGCTCTGGTGCTGAACCGGCACGACTGGCTGACCGAGATGGACTACACCATCGCCCAGGCGCTTGATCGCATCGACGAGGAAACGATCCCGCACTTGGCCGATGCCGCGCGCAGCGTCGCGGAGGGCTTCGACCATGGGTAAGGTCTTCGAAATCCGCCATGCCGGCCTGTTCGCAGGCCTCGGTGCTGGAGCCAAGGGGTTCAACCAGGCACGACCGGACATCGGTTCAGCGCGAGCCACGTTCCGGTGCATCGGTGGCATCGATGTGGATCCGGCAGCCATCGCCGACTTCGGGCGCATCGCCGGTGTCCCGGGCACCGTCATGGATCTGTTTTCGCTGCACCAGTACCGTGCGTTCTGGGGCTGTGAGCCACCGCCGGGCTGGCGTGAGGCCGGCACGGCCGACGTGCACCGCGCTTTCGGCCACGAGCGCCCGCACGTCGTTTTCCTGTCGGCCCCGTGCAAGGGTTTTTCCGGTCTTATGTCGGAAACCAAGAGCAGGACCGCGAAGTACCAAGCGCTCAACGAACTGACCCTGCGTGGCATCTGGCTGACGTTGGAGGCCTACAAGGATGATCCGGTCGAGATCCTGCTGTTCGAGAACGTCCCCCGCATTGCCTCGCGCGGCCGACACCTGCTCGATCAGATCACGCAGCTGCTCCGCGCGTACGGCTACGTGGTGGCGGAGACGACGCACGACTGCGGCGAGTTGGGTGGGTTGGCGCAGAGTCGCAAGCGGTTCCTGCTGGTGGCCCGCCATGCCGAGAAGGTTCCGCCCTTCCTGTACGAGCCAGTGAAGCGCCCCCTGCAGTCGGTGGGCACAGTCCTCGGCCGCATGCCGCTCGCCGGCGACGTGGAGCGCGCAGGTCCGATGCACCGCGTCCCCTCGCTGCAGTGGAAGACGTGGGTGCGCCTGGCGTTCGTCGAAGCCGGCAGCGACTGGCGCAGTCTGAATCGCCTTGCGGTGGAAGACGGCGTGCTGCGCGATTACCTGATCCTGCCCGAGAGCCGCGGCGGTTTCCTGGGCGTGCGTAGCTGGGACGACCACAGCGGCACCGTGTCAGGGGAAAGCCTTCCGTCCAACGGCGCGTTCAGCGTTGCGGATCCCCGTGCAGCTGCCGGTGCGCCGCAGTACCAGCAGTACGGCGTGATGAGCATGGGCGACACCGCTGGCGCGGTGATCGGCGTCAAATCGCCTGGACAAGGTACGTTCTCTGTCGCTGACCCCCGCCACGGTGGCCCGGCCAAGCACAACAACGAGTACCGCATCGTTGCTTGGCAGGGCGCTGCAGGCGCCGTTACCAGTGCGCATGGCTCTGGCCAGTGCGTGCAGGATCCTCGATCGCATGGGGTGTTTGAGGGCGCTGGAAAGTACCCGGTGGCGCCATTCGACGCACCTTCGCGCACCGTGATCGCACGTAGCGACACCGGCCACGGGGCGTACGCCGTCGCGGATCCCCGCCCGGCCAATCAGCGCCAGCAGGGCGACGCCTATCTGACCAACGGCCACTACGGCGTGGTGCAGTGGGATGCGTCGAGCGGGGCTGTCAGCGCGGCAGCGGGCCATGACAACGGGAAATGGTCGGTTGCGGATCCCCGATTGCCCGACGCGCGCAAGAACCTGGTGTGCGTGATTCGGAGCACTGACGACACGTGGCACCGCCCGTTTACCACCTTGGAACTGGCCGCCCTCCAGTCGTTGATCGAGCCTGAAGAGAAGCTGGAGCTGGATGGGCTGAGCGATCAGGCATGGCGCGAGCGGATAGGCAACGCTGTGCCGCCGTCGTCTGCCCAGGCCATCGGTGAAGAGATCGGCCGCACGCTGCTGCTGGCCTGGACGGGGCAGACCTTCGCGCTGTCCAGCACGCCGATCTGGGTGCGCGACGTCGCTGTGGCAATGTCACTTCCTGCCGGGGGTTCCGCATGACTCAGCGCGAGTACTCGCCTACCCGGCCTCTGCACGCGTGCCCGCAAGGCCACAAGGCTCGTTACATGCTCGACGGGCGCCGTTTGGAGGCCAAGGGTGGCCACTTCATCGAATGCCGCTGCAGCAGCACGCAGAAGTGCGCAACGTTCGACCTGGCCTGGGCGCACTGGCACAAGATGCACGGTCTCCGTCCTGAAGAAGCCCCGGCAACAGCGGCGAGCAATGTGGTGCAGCTCGGGCTGCGATTCACGGGGGGCGCGGCGTAATGCAAGAGGTCGTGCCCTTCTCTGCCCTGCAGCGGCTGTGCCGGCCTGCAGGTCCGGTACCGAGGGTCTCCACGGTCTGCCGTTGGGCAGACCGTGAGGGAATCCGGTACAAGTACGACGCGCAGGGCGGCATATGGACCACCGGGGCGGCGCTCAACGCCGCTCTCGGGCTGGGCAGTGCTGGCCCTGAGATGGAACGTGAAGAGGATTTGATCTGATGGGTGTCGGCAGGAAGCGCAAGTTCAACCCGGATATTCCGGCGCATATCGACCAGCTCGCGCTGCCGCGCGGGATCTACTGGCACGACGGCCGCTGGTTCATCTACACACCGCACGCTGAGGGTGGGCGACGTGTTCGAAAGACTGTCGCCTACCGAAGCGCGAGGCTTTCGGATCTGCACGCCATCGTTGAAGCCCAGGTCAACGGGCATCAGCGAGGCACCTTGCGCTACCTGTTCGACCGCTTCCACGAATCCATGGAATTCAAAGAGCTGACCATCGGCACCCAAGCTGACTACCGGCGCTACGCTGACGCGTTGTCAGCCTACGTTCGCCGAGATGGCAGCAGTCTGGGCGACGTGCAGGTCGAACGGATCACCACACCGGTGGTGCAACGTCTGGTCGAGGTGTTCGCGATGGGGCGGCCAGCCAATCGCCAACAGCCGTCGCTGCCCGCGACACCCAGCAAGGCCAATCACCAGTTCCGCTATCTGCGCCGCACGCTCGCGTGGGGCGTCCGCAACGGACACTGCACCCACAACCCGGCCGCCGGCGTTCGACAGGCCAAAGAGGCCAAGCAACACCGCATGCCGACGCCAGATGCCTACGACGTTGTCCTGGCGTTCGCACGGGAGCGCGGCGCGCTTCCATCGCACACGAAGGGCAGCTGCCCTGCATACATCGCCCCGGTCATGGTGCTGGCCTACAGTGCGCGACTGCGTGGCATCGAGGTATGCACACTGACGGACGCCCACCGGCTACAGGAGGGCGTCCATGGCCAACGCAGGAAGGGATCGCGCGATTCCGTGACCGAGTGGGATGACGCGATGACTGCCGCCTGGGAAGAACTGGCCGCGCGTCGCAGCGCGATATGGAATCGCGAGGGCCGGAACTTCGCAGTGCCGCTGAGGCCCGAGCACCGCATTCTACTGGTCGAGCAGACGGGCAACCCGATGGCAAAGTCGTCGCTGGAAAGCGCCTGGCAGCGCTTCATCACCATGGCCATGCGCGAGGGTGTCATCGAGAAACAGGATCGCTTCTCGCTCCATGGCCTGAAGCACCGAGGCGTCACGGATACCGTAGGCAACCGCGGCGACAAGCAGGATGCGGCGGGCCATCAGTCGCCCACGACGACAGGGCGCTACGACCACGCTCTGCCTGTCGTGAAACCTCCACGACGCCGCTAATTTTTCCGGCCATTGTTCCGCCAGCTCTTATCAGGCACTTCGGGGAAACCCTAAGTGCCTGAATTCTTTGGTGGGCCCAGAAGGATTCGAACCTTCAACCAAAGGATTATGAGTCCTCTGCTCTAACCGTTGAGCTATAGGCCCTTGCGGCCGCACAGTGTAGTGGAGGCCCGC